CCATCGTGGCCGCTCTGAAGAAGAACCCGGAGATTGCTATCGGTAATGTAATCGGAAGCAATCTTTTCAACATTTTCATCTACAATTTTCAAGAACACGCATTTTGTAACAATTCCGTCCAGTTTCTTCGCCTTGGTCGGATAACCTCTGCTGTCGGTTTCTACAAGCCCCTTCTTAACAGCCCATGATAAAAATGCTTTTCTGGAGAATCTTCCGATTTTACATAAATCATCAAACGCTGCGCTATAGATTATTGCCGTTGACGTTTTTTCTACCGGGTCATTGTCAATAATTCCCCATCTTTCTGTTTTGATATCTGGGTTATCGTCGAATTTAATTCCGTTCATGGCAATCTTATCAAGTACAAACCAGTAGGCACGTTCATTTTCAGAAACCATTTCTTTCTCTGTCAGGAGGCTCTTCGCCGTCTCAATGTCAATGTACTGACCATCATGGAACAGCTGATCTGTTGCGATTTTATCTGCTGCCAAGATAATGCTCATTGATATACTCTGCTTCTGCATTTTATCATCATCCTGTATAAGACTCTGAAAATGCTTCTGCATGGCTTTTATATCGTCAATGGACATTTCCTTAACTACATTCACAAAATCAATTCCTGCGTACCCGTAGTTCTTTTTAAGCGTATCTGCGGTAAGCTGCGGATCATCAAATATCTTTTCAGAGCACTCAACCTCAATAATTCGGTTAATCGCTCCACCTTGACTGACATATCCTGCAAGCGGACGTTCGCCATTGGTCAGAATGCAGTTCTGCCAGCGGTTCTCCCGGTTCACGCCCAGTTCTTTGTTAGAACGACTTTTCCCTTTGCCAGAACACAAGTCATACACAATTCCCTCGAAGTTGTCCCTGATCTTGGCAGATACCTTGGAAGTATCATCCAGAATTAGTGGAAGATTGTTAAGCATATCAGACTTTGCTTCTAGGGCTACATCAGTTGTTTTAAAATCTCCTATGTATCTGGATTCGCCAGGGTTCGCCCAGACAGAAGCTCCTAGCATAAGTGTTACAGTCTTACCACCCTCGGTTTCACCCCATAAATCCACAAAGAACGGAAGAGCACCGACCAGTTTAATTAGAATGCTTGCAAAACTTGCAGCTAACATGATTTTTGGTTCGATTCTTCCGGTGGTACGAACCCTTTTTACATGTTCATACCACTCTGCTCTGCTACCGCTTACACTGATACTTTCGTATAACTGCCGAAATCTCATATCACCATCGAATACGATATCCTTGTCATAGGGTAAGAAATAATCTCGAATCCACCCGATTTTGCTAGAAGAATATTGGATGTTGATATAATCATCATTGGCATTTTCTACGTCTGACAGATACCGGACCAGATACTTCGCATTTTCCGAAGTGACTGAAATTCCCAACGCTGACAGCCCTACGATTTTAGTCGCGGATGTAATCATTGTCTTTGGAACGATAATTTCAGACCATTTACCGTTTCGCTTATATGCAAGCTTAATCTGCTCTTCTCCAGTCTCCATGTTTTTCATTCGTTCGATTGGAAGAATCGGATGATAACAGGCTATAATGTCCGGTGATCCTGGATTTGTGTTTGATATTCTGATTCCGTCATCATCTGCTATCCAGTTAAGACATTTCATTCTGTCATATTCACAATCGGAGAAATTAGTCCACTGGTCCAGCATAGACACTGTTCTATTGTTTTTCTCTTTCTCGATCATCTGCTTCTGCACTTTCGTGTAAGCCTTCAGCAAATCTTCAAATTTTTTCTTCACGCCAAGCTCCTTGGCTCTGTCCAGAAGAGTCAGTGTAAGACGTGCCTTGTATATCTCGTCTTCCTGACTAAATATCTCGTCAAACACTTCTTCATCCAGAATAGAATCCTTCGTGAGCTTGTTTATCATTTCCACTTCTAATCACCTTCTTCCAATCCTGTTAAAAATCCATGCTTATATAATGCAAGCTGTAATTTGTTCCATGCTTCACACCATCCATCTGATAATGGCCTTACTCTGCCAAGAACAGACCTGTAAAAGTCAATATCGGACAAACATTCCTGCAATTCTTCTTTTTTCTTCCGCTCTGCTTTCTCTCTCATTTCTTTTTGCTTCTGAGCGTGATATATTGCCATTCTGGACGAAAAATCAGGTTTATGGTATGTTCCACCAAGAATCTGAAATGCTGTCTTAAAATCGCAATTATCCATATTCTGAACGAAAGTAAAAATATCTCCTGACGCGCCACATCCGAAGCAATAGTAGCTGTCTTTGTAAATTTTCAATGAAGCAGTACGGTCACTGGGATGAAATGGGCAACTGATAAAGCCAGCTCTGTTCGGAATCATTCCGTATCTGGAAAGAACATCTCTCATACTGTTCTGCTGTTTAATTGTTTCTTTGTCCATCCGACAGAATCTCCATTATTCGTTTTCCAGTATTTTTCTTGTCACAAAATAGGAACTCAACGCCATATTTTCTCTGCATTGTGCATAGAATTTTGTACAGCGTATCGCCGTGCATAACTTTCTGTTCTTGCTCAATCCAGATACCATTTTTCTTAACCCGCTTCTTCGCCCTGGGATTCTCCCACCAGAGGACATCGTCCAGCTTTTCGATTCCTTTCCCGTGTTCGCATAAGAAGACAAGTTTTATTCCTGCTTCATTTGCCCGGATAATTTCAGATCGGAATCTTTCATGCTGTTGACACACATTTCCACATAATTCAGAGAGGTTTTGCTTTCGGTCAACAACCAGCCGAGGATTGTCGTAGTCCATGTAATCACCAACGTAGAGCTTTGAAACGAACCATTTTTCTCCTGCTGCATCAAACGCTTTCTTAATGCCATCAATAACTTTTTGATGCTCTCTACTGTCAATTTGTATCATGCGAACGGCATCTCCTCATCAATTCCATCTGGAATATTCATAAATCCGTCCGGGTCGGATTCTGGATGGGGTGTCTCTGACTTCTGCTGGTTCTGATTAGAACCTTTGCTTTCACCAAACTCAATTTCTTCCACAACAATGTCTGTTGTGTACACCTTCTGTCCATCACGATTGGTGTAACTGCCGGTCTGGATCCTACCAGATAAGTCCGCTTTCATTCCTTTAGAAAAATATTTCTCGATAAATTCTGCTGACTTTCCGAAAGCGATGCAATTTAAGAAATCTGCTTTCTGGTCAGAACCCTCTTTCACAAACCTTCTGTTTACCGCAATAGAAAACCTTGCAATAGATGTTCCATCATTGGTGTACTTGATTTCCGGATCGCGTGTAAATCTTCCTGTAAGAATTACTTTATTCATGCCATTACTCCTTTTCTGCATGCTGTTTATCATAGTCAATTAACATTTTGAGACATTTATGTCCTTTCTCTTTTGTAAGTGATTTAATGTCATTTACCTTGAAGCGAGTCTTGATCTGGTCTAAAAGTTTAGCTTCCGGGTACTTATCAATAATGTTTTTGATTGACATAGTAGTCTCGGAACTAATCATCTCAGTTTCTTTTACCGGCTCTGCTTTCCTGCCGGACGTTTTTTCTTTCTCTCCTGTATTAGTAGAATCACTGTCTTTATTATCATCAATACAAAACAGCCCATTTAAAGCGTATTTTCTGGCATAAGATGAAGCTGCGCCTGTCACCTGTGAAGAATCCATACCTTTCTTAGACTCTTCTTCCCTTGCATAAGCAACGGTTGTAATCTCACCGGTATCTTCGCAGTCGTTCAGATGAGCTTCTGCTCTGACATATATTCTGTCTCCAACAACTTCCATCCGATCTGTGACACTTAACACGGTCTTTGTTTCTGCCAGAAGCGGCTTTACAGCCTCCAGAATATCCTCACAGCTCCTGTATTTGTATTTCCCGAAGGAATTGTACTGTCCTTTAGGGGCTTTCAGTTTTGACTGAATAATACCTAACTTCTCATATATATTCACTGTCATTCCTCCTTGTCATAAACTACATGCTTGCTGCCCTCAACGATCAGCAAACTTGCGATATCTTTCATTGATAAGGTTGATTCGTTATAGATTTCAACCAGTGTGTTGTATGCTTCTGGAGTAATCTTCACAACCGGATTCTCCTTTTCACTGATTGTTTTCTTCTTTTTAGCCGGAATACGGATTTCAAATTCACTCATGAGCATCCCCTCTCTTTGACCAGTTTTGAAACGACATATATTAAATCGCTTATCAGTTCATTTTTATCCTCGTCGTTCATAGATTCCGTAACTTCTTTAATACCGTTACGATCTCGAATAAATACCTTAGATTCATAATCTTCACATGCCACCATAAATCTGCTTGCTTCAAGAGTTATCATAAACTTCCCTCCTTATATGCTTTCTGAGCCGTTAAAAGCCCGTTTAAGGCTTGTACGTAGCTCGCCAATGTCCTTGCCTTGTACTGTTCTTCAATCGGATTATCCGTCACTGTAGCAAGTTGTATGTCGATTAATCTCAATACTTCCTGGATGCGCTCGTCCATACTTACACCGCCTTGAAAAAGCAATACAGGTTATCTGATGCATCTCCGAACTTCTCTCCATCAATATCTTCGGCTTTGTGGTATTCGATATGGTCCAGTGACATATCGCAGTTCTCGTAGTCAAGGATATAATCGCCTCTTGACTGAAGCTCACGAAGAAGCTCATTAATGCAACTCACGATTTCCAGACTTGGCAAGAGCTTTAAGATTGCAGCCTGCTTATTCATGCGGACACTTCCCATCTATCAGGAGTCCCAAAAGATATTCTTTTATGGTTTTATATGCAGTGAGACTATATTCTTTAAGTTCAGGCTCATTGTAGATTCTTTCGGATATGTCCCATTGAAATTCACATTTTCCGCGTTCATAAAGTTCCTTTTTATTTTTTGTTCCATATACCGTCAATCCTATTGAAGAATAATCAAAATTAATGAATGCATCTGGAACTTCATGTGCAACTCTTTTACAGAGTCCGTACAGTTTATCTATTTCTTTTTCGAACATTTTCATTTCCCTCCTGTATTTATTCCCATTCTTTATTGATCTGCTTAACTGTCCAGCATGTAGTAATCGCAAAAGCAATGTTCAGCCAGACAGGTATGTCTATGTATTTACCGGCAAGAACACACGCCGCAATGATGATATACTGTTTCATCTTACCTTTCCTACAATCCATGCAAGGTTGCTGGCTACCAGTGCGGCAGTTGTGACCAACCATGTAATAAACCATTTTCTTGCTTTTTTTCTACTTTCTTCGACAATTTCTGTCGCAAGAATGAACTCAAGTTCGTCCCATGTCGGAACATTTTCACATTTATTTGTGCTATTTCTGCTCATATCGTGCTAATTTCTCCTTTTTTGGTATTTACAATTAGCAGATACGAAGTTATAATTAACTTGTACCTACTAAGTGTGGTTTAGTTGGTGCAACGCTCCGGTTGGTGGTGCTTCACCGCCGGGGCACTATCACTTTAATGCTTCTTTTCCTCTCCAGATATATCCTGTTTCTTCCCAGAGCTTTCTTGGAGAGATAACAAATTCTATTCTTCCAGAACCTTTTCTGTCGTGAATCACTTTATTCCCACGATACGCCGTACCGATAGGCAACCATCCATAGATGATTCCTGCTCTGACAGATGGTGTAGGAATGCCTGTCATTTTGCTCACGTCTGATACTGTCAGGCGTTCGTTTGAAAATTCCGGCATCTGTGGAATGCCTGATATGATTCTTGCAACCTCTGCAGCGAACTGATGAACTTCTGCATTTTCTTTGACGTAAAGGTTTACTTCTTCTGGGGTCATAATTATTCACCACTTTCTTTTTCTTTTACAAAATGCTTTTCCATCAGGTCGGCAATCATAAGGTACTCTTCCGCAATTTTGCCCTCTCTGGTATTTTTTACCTGTTCGCGGAACTCTGGAATTGTTCCTAAGAAACAACCGCAAGATACTCTGATCTGCTTATCTTCGCACTGAAAGAATGTAGTTGTACGGAACTGAGTGCCGAAACCATGAATGGTTGTATAGTCTGCATTGCCGGAGACCTCTGCATTGCCGGAGACCCTTGCATTGCCGTAGACCTCTGCATTGCCGTAGACCTCTGCATTGCCGTAGACCCATGCATTGCCGTAGACCCATACATTGCCGGAGACCCTTGCATTGCCGTAGACCCATGCATTGCCGTAGACCTCTGCATTGCCGTAGACCCTTGCATTGCCGTAGACCCATGCATTGCCGTAGACCCTTGCATTGCCGTAGACCTCTGCATTGCCGTAGACCCATGCATTGCCGGAGGACTGTTCAAGGTTTTCCTCTTTCTCAATCCACCCACCAGTTTCTCCCTCTTCTACATCTCCAAATGATATAAGCGCCTTGATACGGAAAAGCTTCTTTCCAAAGATGTTGATTTTTGACTCTGCTGTCAGTTCGAATTTTTTCATTGATTGGTTTTCCTCCTTGTATTTTCCTTGATGTAAGCATCAACTTCGCTCATATATTTACTCCTTTCATTATTGCTTCAATTCTTACCACCCTAGCACTAAACGGATTAAAACTGTTGTCACACTTGCTACAATTGCTGGAATCACATATTCCATAATCGGATGGCGTTTCATATTTTTTACCTCCTTACTTTGCTTTTATCTCTTAATACGATTTTTATTCAACCTATTGTATTTCCTTTCCCCTCTACCTATAATGCATTTACAGGCACCGACATGCCGAGTATAACGAAAGGGGAATTATATGGTTGAAACAATTACACGACTGTATCATTGCCACAAGATTCACAAACACGTGACTGTTTATGAAGAGTATGAGGTTTCTGGTAACAGTCGCCGCCTACTGCGGTGCTCATGTCCATATCATCAATACACGGAAATGAAGCCGCACTGTGATGGGTATAATGACCATGGTTTTCAATGTGGTTATGCAAAAAATCAATAACCAGGCTCACTAACTCATCTGGTCGCTCACTTGGCGATAGGTAACAGTAAAGCCGTAGGTCACATTTGCAACAGTCTCCACCAGATTCTTTGCAGTGCTGGCTGACGGCTTTATTAAATTGTAATGCGTCCATTTATGCTCCTTTCTACTCAATACACATTTGAGCATTGCAGTCCCTGATACACATTACTGTATTTGTACATGGATGCCAGTTCTTAACATATTCCATAGCTTCTTCAAATCTCAGCTTAGGGATGTTATTACGGGCATTTACTGCGAAGTAAATCTTTATATCCCTGTTACATTCAGCAAATACTTTCTTGCCAATTTCCTTGTAAGCATTTGACTCTTTCCCACCAAGGTGAGCAATTACGACACTTGACACTAAGTCTCTAATAGATTCCTGCTGTGCGTAGTCAATAGTCATGGTATTTTCAAGCCTGTTAAGCCGCTCTTCGTGGTCTAAGAATCCTGTCGCAATAACCTGTATCTGTTCAACTATCGTCAGTGGCTTCTGGTATGAGCCTGTCTTTCTGATTATCGGAAGAACTTCATCCATAACCCATGATTCGAATTTCTCTGCCGATGGAAGTTTCGACTTCATAATTAAGCGGTACAAATCTCCCTCATTTATGTATGACATTGACTGAATGCCACTAGATGTAGGGGTGTCGCGTTTCACGACTCCCTTGCAATGCCTTGATACGGCATCTCTGGGATTGTTATATCCAAGAGCTTTGGCAACATCAGTGCCAACAAAGTACGGTTTCCCGTCAATTTCTATTGTTCGAATTTCTCCGAACTCTTCTGAATTAAAAAACTGCAATTCGTTCATAAGTCTCCTTTCTTGTGATATACTCCCTATAGATGGGAGGTGATTAAAATAAATCAAATTATTTCAATTTTAAAATCGGCTAAAGGAATCATTACGTTTGAAAATGTTTCTTTTATCCTTGGGTTAATAGGGTCTGTTGGAACTGCTTGGCAATTATTTCAATCACGGCGTAATCTTCATTTAAGCTTGCCTTATTTTGGATATAGCCCAGAAAAACAACTGGCTTTGGCTTATATCCAGTTTGACAATCTCTCAAATTCCGTAATATCAATTACAGATGTCTCCATTGTTATTAACGGAATTACATATCCATGCAATAAGTTGCCAACTATCGTTGCTTCTTCAGACCGGAAAATCGGTGGAAAAACCGTTTCTTCCGACAGCTTGTACAACATGTCTCTTCCGGTTTGTTTGTCTGGATATGGTGGAAGCAGCGGCTACTTTGTGTTTCAGATTCCATTAGAATCTGCTCCATCTGACTCCACACGCCGGACATTTTTAATTTCGACCAGTCGTGGCTCGTCATTTCGAGTTGAACTGAAACCTGACCGAGAATATTTTCACTGACGGTGCAGTCTAACATTTTTCTTCACCTCCTTTGTTCTTTATCCCTCAATGCGATTGCGTAGCCCAAAGTCATCCGCAAATCACTTTCTTTGTTTCGTTTTTTTGATTTTGTGTTATACTCTCCTTTGGAAAGGAGGTATTAAAAAAAAATGACTTATGATGAATTTATGTCGGTCATTAACTCTGATGTTGAAAGAATCCTGTCGGAAAATTCCGCTAATATTGCTCAGAGCCTGTTACAAGGTCTGCCGGAAGACGAACCTTGCATATCAAAAGAACAATTCCAAATCATCAGAAATGCCGTAAATACATCTATTCAGTCTTCTGTTCAAATAATGTTCGATTACCTAGATTCATTCGGAATGCTGGAATATGAACACCTGACTGAGCATCACGAACCGCCCGTTCTAAAAGTGATTCAGGGCGGACTTTCGGACACTGAGAAGAAATAATTTGTTGCTGGTCTTGAAGTTGCGATTCAAGGCTGGCAATTCTTCTTTCCAGGGACCGGAATTTTCTCCTTGCTGATCTGCTCAACTGTTTTCACTTCCTTTCTAGTTAAGAACTTTGTAGATGATTTTGTCTACTTTTTAAAGAAAATTTTTTCTTTCTCAGTAAGTGATGTGATTCCAAGTTCACTACAGAGAATATCTGTTTCCCTGTTTGTGAAGTCTGCCTTGTTCTTACATTTCATTCTGAAATACTGCCTTGAAATCCCTAATTTCTCAGCCAAATATCCATATTTCTTTCCAGAGTCTTTAATTCTCTGTTCAAGCAATGGAGTATCAACCATTCCTGTTCCTCCTTTCTTTTTGTTGATGTTTCTGTCTACATTTAACACTATAACCCGTGTTGATATTTTTGTCAACAATATTTTCAAAAAATGTTGAAATATTTTTCAACACATGTTATACTCTCATTGTAAGCAGAAAGGAGGTAAACTCCATGAACATAGGAGAAAGAATTAGAAAGTGCCGTGAAAATTTAGACATGACGCAAGAAGAACTGGCATTAAAACTTGGATATAAGTCAAGATCTTCCGTGAATAAGGTTGAAAATTCAAGAGAACTTTCTATAAAGAAAGTGCGTGACTATGCTAAGGCATTAGGCGTATCGCCTGCTTACTTAATGGGATGGACGGAACATAAGCCAGACAATGCAGAATTAGTCGCAGATATCTCAGGAAATCCACAGCTACTGTCCTGTATTGAAAAACTCACTAATCTTCCAAAAGACGACCAACAGTTAGTTTATGGCTACGTAGATGCTCTCTATTCCAAAAATAAAGCCGGGGATTAATTTCCCCGGTTTTTTAATACTCTGGCAATGAATCTATAGAAGAATTCAAGCAGACTGTCATCATTTATTTTATCTATCATCTCAATAATTTCCTTCTTATAATCCATAAATAACCCTCCCTGTCGCAACTGCCGCCTACACTACAGTATATGTTCGGCTGTGGGAAATAGAATCGAACATTAGTTCGCTTTTGCTATTATACCACCTATTCCGACTCTTGGCAACTGCCAATGATATACATGAACTCTCACTATTTTATAGAAAAAAACATTTCTTTTTCATCTAAATCACTCTATTTCGTTCTAAATCTTTACAATATGCTCTTAAAATGATAAAATAAAAATACCACGAATAACCGTACTTTACATAACATTGCAAAATCAGCGGTACAAAACACATAATCCGCATAAAAAGTGCGAAGCGTGGCGAATAAAATTACATAGAGGAAAAAAACTAATGGCTAATAACAATAATCTTCCATGGTATTTAAGGGGATTCTGGATTTTTGCGTTAGGAATGTTTACTGGCGGCATTTACTGGATTATCGGAATCGCTATCAGAATCAGCAAAGCGTCCAGAAAACGTGATTATATTTCGCATTATCCGTCTGATTTACATTTTGACTCTGGCAAGATTCCTAAAATAAAGAAGCCAAAATCTGCGCTAACTTTTTTCGGAATAATTGTCAGCGTATTGTGGACTCTTCTTGTTATTTGGATGCATTCCAGTACTCGCGCTGAAGATGATGGACTCTTTTGGGGAGTTATGCTGGTATTGTTTTGGATTGCTCTTTTTATTGTAAAAGGACTCATCTACGGAATAAAAAAACTTATAAATAAAATCTTTATGAAAGACAGTAATGGTAATTCTACTGTTGAGGAAACGGTATTTACTCCACCAGCACAGGACGAATACGTTCCAGAACCGATTACACCTGAGTCATTCCCGGAACCAGTTCCAGTTCCAGAACCTGAAGTCCCACAACTTCCAGTATATGACACAATGGAGGGACACGATTTCGAATACTATTGTGCTGATCTGCTTCGTAATGATGGCTTTTATAATGTAGAAGTCACACAGGGAAGTGGCGATCAAGGGATTGATATACTGGCAGAGAAAGCCGGAATCCGATATGGGATACAGTGCAAATGCTATTCGAATAATATTGGAAACAAAGCAGTGCAGGAGGCATTTGCCGGAAAGACGTTCTACCATTGCCATGTTGCAGCAGTTCTGACAAATAGGTATTTTACCCGTTCTGCGAAACAACTGGCGGAAAAAGACCAAGTGCTTCTCTGGGATAGAGACGAACTTGAAAGACTCGTAGAAAACGCTGAAAGCTAAATAAAAACCACCCCGGCATTGGCGTACCGAGGTGGCGTTTATACATCTCCGAAGAAATGTAATATTCTGGCAAAACATATTGTATCATCTTCGGAGCAGTCGAACAAGACAGAAAATTTGTTCGGCTGTTATTTTTATACTCAAAACAACCACTTAAAGAAAAGAGGAATAAAAATGGCGAAGAAAAGAAAGAAATATCCAAAACTGCCGAATAACTTTGGCTCTATCCGGTATCTTGGCAAGAACCGGAGAAATTGTTTTGCGGTACATCCGCCAGCTACACTGGACGCAACAGGGAAAGCAGTTCGACCGCCCGCGATCTGCTACGTAGACGACTGGATTAAAGGATTTACTGTACTGACCGCATACAAAGCCGGCACGTATCAACCCGGGATGGAACGGGATCTTGAGGTATCCCCTACAACCGACATAGATGCTCTTATAAGCCGCTTGATTGCTGACTACAATACAATCAAGGGTGTCGAGGATAAACACCCGGAAATCAAGAAATTGACGTTTTCAGAGGTATATGAGAAGTTTTACGCATGGAAGTTTCCAGAGGGTTCAAAACTTTCTTATAGTTCGAAGATAGCTTACCAGACCGCTTACTCAAACTGCACGGCTCTGTATAATCGTGTATTCGAGGATTTAAAAGCACCTGATCTGCAAAAAGTCATTGATGACTGCCCGTTAAAGCGTCAGAGTCTCATGGCGATTCTTACGCTGTTCAAGCAGATGTATAAATATGCTGTTTACTCAGAAATTGTAACGGAAAACAAGGCGTTATATGTCCATGTCAATGCTGATAATGACACCGAACATGGAACGCCCTTTTCTGATCAGGAAATGCAAGTGCTGTGGAATAATACCGACAATCAAGAAGTACAGCTCATTCTTATTATGTGTTACTCCGGCTGGAGAATCGGTGAAGTGTTAAAACTTACAACCAACTTAGAAGAAGGATACTTTCAAGGCGGCATCAAAACAAAAGCCGGTAAAAACAGAATTGTCCCGATACATCCCGCTATATACCATTTTGTCGAACAGAAAGTGCTGACACAAGATGGAAAATTATGCGTGTATACTCAGCAGCATCACAGAAAAGCGTTGTTCTATCCTACACTGGAACGTTTAGGAATAGTCGGTGATCCGAAGCACACGCCGCACGATTGTCGACACACCTTTTCTGCGCTGTGCGAAAAATACGGCGTCCGGGAGAACGACCGGAAGCGAATGCTGGGTCACTCTTTTGGTGGAGATGTTACAAACGCGGTATATGGACACAGGACACTAGAAGAGCTCCGAACAGAGATTGAAAAGATAAAAGTCCCATTTGTGACTAACTGTGACTAACGGAATCTTATTTTATCAATTTTATTCATCACAATTCAGAACATAAAAACGCGTGAAACCCTTGTAAAATCAACATTCTCAGCGATTTTACAAGGAATTCAATAATTTCATTTTCATTATTCTAATTGTATTTAATTAGGGCATTAAATTAGAACTATGCAAATGTCAAAAAGTCCTTTAAATACAGTACTTTAGAGGATATTTAATTAGGAAATGTTTTTTCTTATTTGTGACCAACGTGTGTCCAACGAACTAATAGGATTTACAAAACGAAATGATACAATATGTTATAAGAAGCATGATTCCCGGGGTACTATCCCCGGGAGTTTTTATTTATGAATTTCTGAAATTCTGGTAAATGTTCCTTTTGGGACAAATTCAAAAACAAACCCTTCTGTCGGATGTGGGATGCGGATGAAGTACCATTTCAGCCCGGAACTGTCAGTTTCTGTGTACTTCATCACCTCTACAACTGCACCTTTTTTCAACTTCGGAAACAGTTTAGATGGGCTATTTTTGTTTGATTTTGTATAACATTTTGTGTCTTTTTTAATCTGTGCAATGTAGGCTCTTGTGTTCTGTTTTTTGACTGTATCTGAGTCTGAAACTGGCGTTGTATCTTTGACTAAACTGTAGTTTGGAGTGCAGAATTTTGTTCCCGGGAGGTTGCTGTTGTAGTAGCTTTTCTGGCATACTCCACCACCATTTGCGATAATTGTAGAACCGCCAGAAGTGTTTCCTTCAACTGTCCAGAACCGATCTCCTGACACCTTAATTACGATTCCAGTGTGTGCAAATTCTCCATTACGTTTGAAAATTACAATATCACCAATCTTTGGATTTGCATTCAAAGTAAACAAATCTGCCATTGTAGGGCAATAAACGTATGGCCAATGTTTTAAGAGCTTCTTTGCTGTATCTAAACCAAATGCTTTCATCATGCACCACGAAACAAACGCTGCGCACCACGGCTGTCCCTGATAATCCGGCTTAATATCTCGCCAGTATTTTGTATAATTATTTTCTCCGGCATTTGCTGTCTTGCTGTCAAGCTGGCTATTGCTTGCCTTTTCAAGATATCCGATTTCATTCTTTGCGATCTGGATTAATTTATTAATTGCCTTCATGTCTGTTTCCTCACTTTCTGGAAAATATGTTTTTAATGCGTTATAAACAAACCTCTGTCTGTCCTTATATGCCCCGACTTGGTTCCCTGTGTCCGTCTGGCAGGCTGCATAGAGATTATCGAGTGTATATGGTTTCTGGGTCTTTGCCAAAATCCTTGTTACTGCTCCCTGTCCACCTTGATGCCTAAAGTTCACACACATAGCTTGCGCTCTAGCGTCCGTAACGCCCTGTTTAAGGGCTTCATCTGCATAGGTGGCTAATTGTTCATCCATAAGGTTATCTTGACATTTAACGCCCAAATCGGACGAAATAAGGGCAACTATGGTGTCGGCAAGCTGTGACACTCTGGAAATATTGAAGCATTCCCAATTTGCGGTCTGAACTTGTTCCAGAAGTCTGACCTTGTCTATTTTCTCCCACTGTTCCGGGTCAGCATCGTAAATCCGCTCCAGAAGCGTCTTGGCTTCGGTTGCGTACCATGCTCCTGCCCCGATTGTGATTGCGTGTTCATCTGAATTATTCTCATAGGCTTCCGTGAAGTCTGAATAATCCTGCTGTCCGTAAACCTGTCCACCGGTTTCGACCGCATAAATAATCTTTCTCAGGACGTTTTTTTGTTCAGTTGTCATGTTGTCCGCTCCTTTCACAAAGATTCTTACCTAATTCTGATTATAGCATTTAGCGTTAAGACATCTCTGTACCAATTTAAAAATCCGACAGGTGATTGCCTGCCGGATAATGTTAAATAACATATTTGTGATGATTGTATCTGACCGACTCTTGATTAACCTTTGCATAAATCATAGTTGTATGGAGATTTAAGATCGCTGCGTTTCGCTTCGCTACACTTAGCTGATAAGGAAGCAAGGGCGCACTCCGTTAGAATCAAAAGCACCGGCGGTGCCCGCATTACCATTACTGCTCACACCGCAGAAATCCGTAGAGGAGCGAACCGCCCTGAGCCAGTACCATGATCTGCAAGATGAGATGAGAGAGTGATTATGTTTGAATGCTGCCAACTGAGACTTGTTTGCACCAGTGTCAAAACCATTATGAGAAGCCTGTGACCAAACTCTTGTTCCATAAACCATCTCTTCATTCATGAGGTCAATCTGTCTTGAATACCAAGCCCAGTTGCTAGGAGCACCATTAGAGACAGTATTAACTAATAAATTTCTATAAGTAACAATGTGAGCTTCACCGAAGTCCACCTTAATCTTTGCAAGAGCTTGATCAAGCCCAGACTTATACATCTTGGAACCCACATAACCACCCTCTGTGGTATTTGTATCATTCATCACATGACTGTACATCGGTGCATCAGGAACTACTAAGATGTGATGAGTACCTAAAGATGTGTCACCAGTTTTGTATAAATAATCGAAATCCATAAATCTATATGTAGTTCCATTGATTACAAGGTAGTCGCCACAATATAGATCCTTAAATGTACCATTCTTAATATTGGCAGACATTTCCGCAGTAAACTGTGTACCTAAGTTCTTGCCACGATAAATAGCATTATGAGCAGCTGCGTTATTTGCGCCAATAATAATATTTAATTCATTAATCGCTCCCAGAATCGTTTTGTCGTTCGTTTGAAGCTTCTCAAATACTTTGTCAGCAATTTTTCCAAGTACCCAGTCTGAAAGAGTAGACAGTGAAAGGCGTTTATTTGCCTTTCCTGCCGTATCAAGTACCATTACTTCATCATTATCAGCTGCTGTAGTTTTTGTCGTGTAATCTGTCCACTTTGGCATAACTTAAACCTCCTTTTCTAATTTTTCAATTCTTTCAATAAGATTATTAATAGTTTCCTGCTGTGAATCTAGCTGCTGTTTCTGCAGTCGTACCAACTCGAACACTGCCGGAAGGAGTTTTTTCGGATCCCAGTCCTCAACTTGTCCTTTTTCATTGTATTTGGCAGCATCAGGAAAATACTTTTCCACAAGTTCTGCGTAAAATCCGGGTATCTTGCGCTTATTATCAGGGTCGTTTTCCATCAAATAGCCTTCTTTGTATTCGAAGAATACTGGCCGTAAATCATAAAGATTTTTTACATCTGATTCTTCCATGAAAGACAAATGTTTTTTGTATCGTTTTGATGAAGAAGCCTTTTTAAATACAAAACCGCCGCCTGTCATTGATAATGAGGTTAATACTAAATCAGTACCTGATCCAGTACTAATGTTTCTCATTTGCACGCTTTTATTTAGGCGACTTACTCCGGCTACGGTTAAATCTCCTCGAATAGATGCATCAGCTAAATCTGTGCCAGTACCTTCGCTGTAAAAATGGCCGTTATTTCTTGCTTCGATATGACTATTAGATTTAATAATTCCGTCCGCTTCAATGGTCTTTGTTGTGCTAATAACACCAGCCGAAACGCTGCCCGCCGAAACACTAGTATCAATCGAGGCTGAGCTTGCGTGTACGGTTCCTGTGTAAAGATCAATTCCCCTAATTCGTGTTCCATATAACGTCCCGTACCCCGGCACATATACTCCTGTATCCGTCTTTGAATAGATTTCCCCAGTTGAAGCGTCTAGCGTTACTTCTCCATACGTGCCATTTTTTGCCGAAAGTTTTTTATATCCGACTTCCCATCCAGCCAAGGAACCTGTATCAATATAATCGGCATTAATATATAACTTTTGATTATATAAATAAATTCCTTGAGTCTGACCGTTATTGGTCAATTTATTAAAAATATCCAACTGGGTCATATCTGACGCGTCTTTGCCATCATCGCCTTTTTCTCCATATACACCGATAACATGTGGAGTAGTGTTCACACTCGTTCCGTCCGTGTATGTGGTTGTCTGATAATTCCACAAATATCTTTTAGATGATGTTGGTGTCTGCACGGATTCCGTCCAACCTGATGTGGATGTTGTCACACCTGATGAACTTGAAGAAGCAAGGTAATGTTGTGCAATTACAGATACACCGTTTCCAGTATCGCCTTTTATCTTCGTCCAGCTGTAATCACTTGGATTTGTAGAATCATTCTCTTTAAAATCGGTATACTGCCCGATGTAAGTCTTGCCTGCGCTATCAGACACTGAGAAACCTGTTTTTCCGTCAGAACTGGTCGCATAAGCAATATGGAGATAAGATGTTTGCCCGTTATCTCCATTTGTCCCAGGGATTCCTTGTGCCCCGTCCCTGCCTTCAAATCGACTCCATGTGTATTTACCAGGGTCGTCGCTATCCGCTTCTGTATAGTCCACATAAGTGCCAATATAGGTACTTGGCGTTTCACTCATCTGACTGGAAGAAGTCGGGTTTGCAACAGAACTATACTTGATATGAAAATAAGATGTCTTTCCGTCCTGACCGTCTTTTCCGCTTATTCCGTCTTTTCCATTTATTCCCTGAATACCCTGTAATCCCTGAATACCCTGTTTCTGTTTTGCAATTGCAAACTGCTTCTCAACAGAGAGATTATTATAAGAAACTGACACCGTAATAATTCCTGTATCAGATGAAAGTGCCGTTACTGTATATGTTGCTCCTGATTTTGAACCCGTAACCCCGCTTCCGGCAGTAAACGTTATAGTTGCGCTGTTTGTAACATTCTCATCGCCATACAACGCCGTCACCGTCGTTTTGCACTCAGGGAATGCTGTGTAATTGCCTTCCGCATCCGTTGGAATACCCTGATACTCATTCGATAATGTTACATTTAGAGTCTTATATTTCTTCGCTTCTTCCGTAGCCGCATCCGTGGCAATATCGGATACGCTCTTGCCCTGCAAAGAAAATTCGGTGGCAAGAATATGAACTTTCCCGTTATCATCAATGTATAAGGTTGTTTGGTTGTCCTTATCAATAACCTTTATGCCTTTCGCATTGATAAATTTGCCTGCCAAAACGCCTGCGAGGATGTAATTTGCATTGATATACAGTTTCTTGTCCTGTATATAAATACCCTGGTCTTCACCGCCGTTCGTCAGCTTATTAAATACTTCATCCTGTCCAAGGCTTGTATCATACTCTTTTACCGCATTGTCAATGTCGGTTTTATCGGCATATTTGAAATCAATCCAGTCAGTGTCAGTAAATGCGCCATCCGACCGGTTTCTAACCGCTGTTTTGATAGAAGCTTCGCCATCTGCTTTTGATGTGATCCAGAAATCTCCCATGTTGTATGGTGGCTTAGGCTGTTCAAAATAAACTGCCGCTTTTCCATCAATCTTATCAAACAGATAGTCTGGTACTTCCTGTTCTACCCATTTATTTCCATCCCAACGCCAACGCGTGTTATTTGCAGTATTCTGCCAAAGGTCTCCTTTGTGGATATATTTACCTTTTTCCCAAACAATTAAAATCTCATTTCCGCCTACGTCCAGAATGGAATTGCCATCAACATCTGTCCACGGAATTTCTTCTGTTTCTGTCCATTCAAGCGCCGGGTCTGTATCCTGGCTCCAGGTCTGAATCTTACCATCAAGTTGCTCTTGGAGGCTTTCAATCGTATCGGCAAAAACGCCCTTGATAAAGGCTGTAACTGCTGAATCATCTGTATACTTAGATGCTCTCACCCAGTCATCGGCGTCATAGCTTGCACCCTCTGCCTTTGCCTTTTGACACTTAAGAATGTCCCCTGTCTTTCCCTGAACCCATAAATCGTCAATATCGTAAGGCGGCACCGGCTCTGCTCCGAAAATTCTTTTCTTTGCATTTGCCGTGTTTTGTGCCTGCGCCGCATCAGCCAGAGCTTTGACCACCGCAGTGTCTTTTACATAATCCCACCTGTATTCACCGTTAATCTTTGCATATCTGTAAGCCTGTCCGCCATATTCTTCGTTGTTTACGATATAAAACAGGTCACCTAAGTGTTTCTCTTTGGTTGTATCATCTGCCCAAGTGGATGCCGGTTCATTGTTACCATCAGGAACATAGTCTCCAAAGAATGCTTCTATCTGCCCGTCAATCTGCTCCTGAAGAACCTTAATCTGTGGAGAATATACTTCTGTAATAAATTTCTCAACCTCGGCATTTGCGACATTTTCAGGCGTTTTTCCTTTGATTGTGAGTTCTGTAGCATTAAGATTGACAGCCCCTGTCTCTGCATCAATGCGGAACGTAATGTTTCCGTCATTGTCTTTTGCCGTGAATCCCCTAGTGTTAATCCAGTCAGACTGAATGCCGATAGCATACAGAATGTTCAGCACTGCATCACCGTTGCTATCAAATCCAGCTTTCCAAGTCCGGCCTCCGTCTACCGACAAGAAAAATCCATCAACGCCTGTTTTATAGATTACTTTAGAGCTGACAAGCGTAGGTTTGTCATGGCGATATGAAATCGTTGAACCGTCTGCCTGAACTTCTTCTGTATAGTAAAACCCAAGGGTGTTGGCCGCCAGTTCGTTCATCTGCTTTAATTTTGCATCATAGGCAGTAATCTTTTTCTCGGAATCTTTCTTTATGTTGTCGACCTCGACCTGCATGCTGTCTGGATAGTCAGCATCGATGTCTTCCATGCTCTTTGCATTACAAGAGAAGCTTGTACTGCCAGAGAATGCGAAGTCTACATCTGTCAGATATGAATAGTAAATATTGCCTTTAATGTCGGAAAATGTAATTCTATCTCCAAATGTGGCGTATCCGATTGCTATGCTGTCACAAGAGAATGGTCTTAATCTCATACCAACAAGTTCTTTTCCGATCAGGTCAACACCGACTTGCTCATTTCCTGTCAGAAGCTTGTTGTCAATCGTGATAACGTACCCGTCCGTGCCGTACTTATATTCCGTTTCATCATTTGCATACTTGACCCCGGTGACAACTACATCATCAACATCATAAGTAAGGTTATTGATAAAATTTGGCTTAAATCCTTTTCGCTCGAGAATTGTCTCGATCTCGTTACTATCGATGTCAAGGATAGTGTTTCCATTAATGTCGTACCATGGAACTGTTTCTAAGGTAATAGTGTCTGCACCATCGTCAAAAGTGATAATTCGCAAATTATCATTCTCGTCAATGCGAGCGTTACCACCTGCCAAAGCTGCAACCATACCGATTACTGCTCTGAAAGTGGTGTTCTCGGGCTTCTTCTGTACCTGATAGTCTGCGTTTTTAAATGTTGCGTCACCTAACACAATCCCGGTCTGCTGACAGGCATCTTCTAAAACCTCTCTGGCAGAGCATGGAAAAATAAGATTTGTGTTGTAATCCGTCTCTGCCTTGCTCATATAATCCAGCAAAGTAAGATTGATCTCATCGGACGTGGCGGGTTTTTTTGATACAATGAATGTGCCGCGGCGAATGGTTTCCAATCTATCAGACAGTTGCAAATTTAAAAATAGGGTGAACTGTGCCCCGGCAAAGTTGTAGTCAGAGAACCTATCATCATCATTGACCAGCGCCAATGTTGCTGTTTTTTCAATGGCTACACCTATAGGGAAGTCCCCGGAATCAGAAGAATCTACAATGCCGTTTCCGTCAAGGTAGAAATCTTCTTTTCCCAGGCTTAAAATTGTCCCATCACGCAGCACCGCATTCGCCGTAACATAATAGTTGCTATTTAAGAGAGATTCCGTCTTTAACTGATTTGTAACATTAATCATACCGGTCGAATGCTCCTTACATTAATAGTTAATCCTGTCCATCGTTCCTCATTATCCTTGAGTGTTTGCGCTGCCATGTTGAAATTAGATGCATAGAACGTCTTGTCAATCCATTTGCCGGGGGTTCGAGGATCTTTGTGATGAAATGTGAACTGACTTTTGTTGATCATAGAGTTGAGAATCGTTGCAATCTCTCCCCATTTAAGTTCACCCCATTCCATGTCATACCCAGCAATGGTTCCCATTGGTGTGTTATGCATAACTAAATCCTGGCTTCTTTTAGAACTTTCTGTTGATGTAGTTGCGAACACCGGCTTGTATGTGTCAGGGGCCTTTATAATGACCCCATCAATCTTAAACTGTTCCTGTGCCATTTACACACCTCCTAACAAGAATGGATTCTGACCGCCATTTCTGCGTCTCCTAAGCTCCGCTTCATCAATGATAATGTCTAACAGTTTTCTGCCAGATGCATTGACTGTAACATTGTAAGTGTTTCCATTTCCCTGTCCTTTCACTGACTCTTCCCGGACGATCTGACGTAACAGGCTTTCCGGTGCTTCCAGGTTATTCCCTTTCTTCTGATCTCCTAATACCGCAAGGAATTCTGACCTTGGTGGAATAACTGCGCCACTGGCCAGATACGGAATAGTTCCGACACGTGGAAATGTTGCATGGAACCCAATTCTCTTTGTTCCGAATGGCGTAGGCACATTCCATGGGCCGAAAGAAAATGCAGATTCAATTCCACCAATTGCACTATTAATCATTCCGACTGCATTATTAACAATGCTGATTGCCTGATTAATTGGCCTTTTGATAAAGTCCACGATACCTTCAAATGCTGATTTGACCGCATCCCTGGCAGCATTAAACTTATCGGTAATGGCGGTTTTTATTGCTTCAACTTTGGTAGACACAAAAGTAGTAACGCTTTCCCATACTTGGGATGTTTTGTCTTTTACACTATCCCACACACCTGTAACTTTATTTTTGATTGCGTTGAATACTGTATTCGCGGTGGTTTTAAGAGCGCCCCATAAATTAGAAAGCGTTTTTTTAATGGCATTCCAGACCGTTGAAGTCGCTGTCTTGATTGCATTCCAAGCAGTGCTAATGACGGTCTTTATTATTTTAAGTGCGCCTTTTGTCACAGTTTTAATTACGTCCCATGTGCCAGTTATAATGTCTTTAATAAGATTCCATATTCCATCCGCAATCTCTTTTATTCCCTGCCAAGCTAGTTCCCAGTCTCCCGTAAAAACGCCTACAAGAAAATCAATGATTCCGCTCAGAGTGTCTCCTACATCACCAATAATTTTAATTAATGATTTTATGACTTTTATTGCCACAGTGCCTACAACGTCAATTATTTCCGCCACAACTGGAAGTAAATTCGCAATTATCCAGTTAATCAAAGGCACTAACACTGATTCCCACAGAAGTTTCAGAGAATCAATGAGTTTTCCGAGGAATGTTTCTATCTTTAAAATCGCGTCCCCTAATGGTCCCTCTAACAGCCCTTTAATTTGCTCTGCCAGTCCTTGTAACACCGGAAGAATGTATGTGTTATATCCAGTTATTAGAGTTTCAAGTATACTTGATAGTCCGTCTGCTATAGAATCAAAGAACGGTTTTATATGTTCATCGTATAACCTCGATGTTGCGTCACTAAGGTTTTGAACAACTGTTAAGACCCCACTCGTTACAGTTTCTATTACTCCGAGACTGCCTTCAATCGCTGACTTTAAAATGTCCTTGTTGTCGATAAAAGGCTGTGCAATCATGTTAAGGATATCTCTGCCAAGTTTTGCAGCCGTTTCTGTAAGAACCATTCCGATTTCAGCAAAGATTCCGATTAAATCCGCTGTAATCTGCTGTGCGGTTTCTCCACCAAAAACTGAGAAAACATCAGCGAAAGCAACTGCAAGATTTCCCGCGATTTGTGAAATTTCGGCACCGATGTTGAACATATCTATCAGATAGTTCTTTATTCTTTGCGTGTTCTGCTTTAAAAACTTTTCAATTCCGCCTATAATGTTTTGCGCAATTGTTAATCCGATTCTGGCAAATGAGCCAGCAACTTGTCCAATTGCATATGCAAATGAATCTAAAAAATTATTTGCTGCTTTGGTAACTTCTGGGTCAGTGAAGATATCCTTTAAAGATTTCCATATGGAATCGAGATCTTTCTTTATTTCGTCAAAAATTGGCTCGTAATCTCCTAATCCATCCCAGAATCCTTTTGCGATTAACTTGGCCAGCTGTTTAAACCTGTCAATTATCTTCTTTAGTGGTTTTGACATTTTGTCAAGAACTGTCTCGCCCTCTGCTATCTTTCCATAATCAACATTTTGAACAGCGCCTTTCATTTGATCTAAAAGCCCGCCAGTTGCGCTCGGCGTTTTTGACGATGAATCCGTACTTTTGTCCGTTGAATAATTATTTATTTCATCCAAAGGACTAAGGTATCCCTTTGCCGCCTTAGTGGCTTTCTTAGTTGCATCCGCTGTATTATTTGTCGCATCTGCCAGTTTTTTAGCATTATCGGCAGCTTCTCCGTATTGATCGGCTGTGTCGGCTATTGCATCCGTTCCGGCAAGGCCTGCGCCACTCGCACCTGTTTGTCCAGAAGACTTCTTTCCAGTAATCAATTCCGTAAAACTTTTGAAAGCATTTGCCAATGTTGCCAGTTTACCGAGTAGAATATTGATTACTTTCAGAACAGGCGTGAAAATATTAATCAATCCCTGTCCAACTGTCGCCTTGAGAGATTGCAGCTGTAACTGCATCACTCGCACCTGGTTCGCCCAACTGTCAGATGTTCGGATGAAATCACCAGATGCGGCAGACAACTGTTTCTGTACAAAAGCCAGGCGGAGAGCCACTTTCTCCTGCTCTGTCATTTCAGATGTGGTTTTCCCATAACCATTAGCCAGCGCATACTGGTCAAGTGCTGACTGGGTCATTACCACGCCGAGGTCCTTGAGTGTTTCCGTTTCTCCCGTAAACACTGATTTCAGCTTAATATAAGCCAAGTCTTGGCTGATGTTATAGAATGATGCCACATCACCAGTTAGCTGTGTTAGAGCCGTTGACATATCATAAGCCTGTGCTTCTGAGAATCCGAACGACTTAGACATTGCTCCGAACGTACCAACATACTGTTTTGCCATCGTCTCTGACAGCCCGGCTGAGGTCATAGCGTTCTTTGCGAATTCATTAACCTTATCCGACATGGTTGTAAATGTAACATCGACCACGTTTTGCACTTCTGCCAGATTAGAACCAAGTTCTACACACTCTTTTCCAAACTGGGTCAATTTCCCAATTGCGAATGCTCCGCCAATCAGTATGCCTATTTTTTTTACTACGCTGCCAAGTCCATTAAATGACTGTTTGATTGCTGACACGCCGTTCTGGACACCGGTTGTATCCATTCTGGTATCAATAATGACTGAGCCATCAGCAGCCATGTGTCCACCTCCTAACTATTTGAGGTTCAACATCTCATTCAGCTTATCTTTATAAGCTTGCTCCTCGTCGCTGAGACGTGTTTTTATATCAATGATGTTTTTATTTTCCTGATAGAATTTCTTTTCCCACTTATCTAGTTTTTCACCTTTTGCTTTTTTTGAACGGATTCCAACGACCGTATTAAATAAACATTCACCAGATTCCATGAAGTATCCGAAGAACGTCCACCAGTGCATATACGGAATAGCTCTGATTTCTTTTCCGGCAACCTTGTTTACTGCCGGTACAATCATATCTCCATCCTGCTCCCAATCCATCAAACGGGGTTTTGGTTTGTTTGAGTTATCATCAGTCTGTCCGCAGTCAATAAATTCACACGCTTTCTGACAGGCTTCAGATAAGTGTTCCGGCGGTATACTTTGCCAATCCTCGAACAGAATCTGCAACATAACAACTGCTTTTGCCTGCTCGTCTAATTCCGGGTCGTTCATGGCAATTAGAATATCAATAATCGCACGAAAATCTGTTCTGATAGAAAAATCCACCCCACTGATTTTTAGTGAGGTGGGTAACTCATAGGCGGTCATTTTGTGTATTTCTCCGTATACTTATCAACAGTAGCCTGCATTTTTTCCTTTCTTTTTTCGATTTCCGGTGCAATTGCTTCTGAAATCTTATCAAGTACAATATAGGCGAACACTTGACCATTTCCAAACACAGTTGTTGCGGTAATTGGTTCTTTAAATAAATCCTTAGATGCTTCGTATCCGAGCATATAATTGATTTTGTCCTCAATCTGCTTATTAATCTCCGCCATTTCTTTGCTAGAAGAAACATTTTTAACAGATTCCTGAGCCTGTTCAAAGAAAGTTTCCAATTCTTCCGCTCTTGCTGCAACGTTAATGTCAGTAGGATTCAACTTGAATGAAGAGAACACTTCACCCTGTTTATTTGTGAATGTGAAAAGAAGAAACCCATCATCAATGTTTGTATTAATTGTTTTTGCCATTTTCCATATCCTCCTAAAATTATTCGCTGTCAGCTGTAAATGAGCCGGAAGCAATGTCAAATTTACCTTTGACGCGCTCTCCAACGTAATTAACTGTGAACGGAATCTGATAGCCGGATGTATCACCGCCGTAGGAGGTCGGCACAACGTAGCAATCCTGCTGGTATGCTTCATACTTGCCTGCTGTGGCTTCTGTCCAGAGATGGACTTCAACTGCTTTTGTCTTGAGGTTATCGTCTTTGAGACGCCCATCTACAATCTTCTGTAATGCTGTGAACAGATCGGATGTGGTATCCGCATAGAACGGATCAGCGTCAGAAGAAACTTCATAGCCGTTATGCTTAAATGTGGATTCTCCAAGAATGTTTTTAGAGGTTTCGGTATCCGGGTTGAGTTCGATGTTGTACTCTTCCAGGTCCTTTCCAAGACGTTCAAACTTTGGTGTCAGTCCTCCACAAAGAGAACCGGCATCAATGTAATGAGCCATGTATTTACGGTCAATCTTGCCTGTAACTGCCATAGAAATGTCCTTTCTGCCTATCATTTTTAAAAGGCTGTGTAGGTTAGCGACTATCTCTAATTGATAGCCGGTTGTTACGTTATATTACTTCATAAGTATTTTCGTAGCGTACTGACAATGGCAATAACCAGTCCTGTACACCACTCTCCTGCGGTTCTAAACCATAGGAGTTATCGCGGGCGATACGTTTTATCACTCGCCCCTGTGAAAGCTCGGGAAACGCACTTAAACGTGTCTCAGAGCCATTTATGACAACTGGTTCTCGGCATATCCATTTGCCGAGGCTGTCAAGGAACTTCTGAACAGATAACTTCTGACGTTCCTTGTCGGATGCTGTTCGGTATACCACATAAAATGGGTACTGGCATACCTGGTGCATTGTTCCACAAACATCTTCTTTTTCTGAATAGACCAACGCCCCGTTGTCTGCCGAGAATGCAATTCCTGATTCCTTGCCAAGTTCCTCAAATTTGATTGTTTCATTTTCGTACAGTCCCGGATACTGGTTCAGAAGTGCCTTCATAGCATCTGTCAGAATCTCATACCCGGTTGCATCTTTGCCAATTGGCTTATCTGCCATGTCTACCGCCTCCTGCCTGTGCTTTTACTTTACGTATCCATGTACTACCGTATTGTCGTTTAGCGGCATCGAACCATTTTGCCTGTGCCCGTGGGTGCGCCTGTTTGGTGTATTCCAGATTCTCCTTTGCGGCTGTCTGACCAGAAAACTGACTAACGAGAACTTTCTTTGCTCCACGTCTTGCGTAGGGACTTCCAGTTGCTTCATCAACCATTCCTTTTCCTTCGTACAGAAAACGCCCATAAGGAGCCGCCGCAGCGCATACTTTCCCAGTTCCTTGCAAGGATGCACTCTTAACTCTTGTTCGGTTGATAAAGTCCCCTGTAATCATCGGCATAAACGGAACCATACTGTCCATAACCATTCCATCAAGGAGATACTGGGCTTCCTGGTACTGTCTGGAGAATCTGTCCATATTCAGTTTAATTTTCATATCTCCATCAACTACGGAGAATCCTTTGAAATGATGAATCTTGCTCATATTACTTACCTAGAATTTCAAAATGCGGAATCAGTGTATATGGACCACCTACACTGGTAATCTTGAACACGTTATCCTTATTCTCATTCATGTGCTGATAGAATCCATTTCGGTAATCGCCATCGGTTACTATTTCGCCAGTCCACTCACCCTCCCAGAAGAATGATTCGTCCGAGAATGTGATAGTGTCTTCCAGAGCGTTGTTAATCTGCTGTTTCCACTCTTTAGGCGGTACGTATGGAAGAATCTTGCCATCCTTGTCAATAATGGTTATATCGCCGTTCTGGACAGTATAACGGATGTGTAACTGTGCGTTGTCAGTTGCATCTGGTCCGTACTTCTTAAGAATTGCCCCCTTGTCCGTAATGAGGTCAACACCGGATAAAACGTGAGGGTACCAGTACGCATCTCCAGTCGTGGCTGATTCGTAATAGTTGAAAATCGTCACTGTTTTTTCGTACATGATGCCCTCCTTTTTACAGTTTTAAATATTTGTATCTGTTCTTCTTTGCGTATTTAATGGCTTCTTCTACGCTGTCAAAGCGTTGTCTAACATCCTCTTTCTTAGCAATTCCTTTGGCATGATAATTACCATCATCATCCCAGTTCGATATTACATTTCTTGTTCCAGTCATATAATAGGAATATCCCTGTTTGTTTGGCTCGGCTTGCTTATGTATGACAACGCTTCCTCTTCCAAAACCGCTCGCTCCTCCTCTACCACCCATTACACTTCACCTCGTTAAATTTGTCAGAAAATGCCTTAATTCTAACAATATTACCCTTACACTCTTCCGGTACTTTTCCGTAGAAAATAATACTTTCTGGATGCAATCGTTCAATCATAGCATTATAGCCAGATAAGAATAGGTGTTTTTTCCCTAAACTGTTCATGCATCCCACCGAAGACACCGCCACAGTTCCGCCCTCTGGCTCACCGTCAAAACACCATTCGTAAGAATCTGGCGTACTCCATGAGATTGTCGGAATTACCTTGCAACCATATTCTTGCAGATATGCGCCTATCCAATGCTTGCGATAATGGTTGTATATCTGGATTGCTTTAGGGAAATCGGTGTAGGTACTGAAATCCGGTGTCAAAATGTACCGGAATCTACTCAGCTTGTTTACATATCTGTCTGGATTTCTCCATAGCGCATCGAATTGGTAATCGTCTAAGAAGAAATGAACAGCTTTCTCTTCTGGATTACTGCATTTTCCTCTGGCGTAATTAAAACCAACAAATTCGCAGTTACCCTCGAACGATTCCGGTTCTATCTGTGATATGCCGTATCCGCCAACGCCGGGGAATATACGGCGGTTTAGATTTTCGTAAGCTATACTTGTCTCTCGGTTTGCCATAGATTACTTCTTTCCACTTCCAAAGAACCATGAATCAAAGTTTTTCATTCTGCGCTTTCTAGCTCTGTCATAAGTGGTGGTAGTACGGCTTGTATCGTGCAAAGCACTTGTATCGCCTTTTTCAGAAGTCTTTGAAAATTTGTGCATTTCATCTCTCATGGCTACGCTGGCATTAACTAATTTTCGATGTTCTATAGCAAGCCTTTGATTTTTAAATAACGCCTCTGCACTTTCAAGTTTTGCGATTTTCCTTTTACTCTCGCTCAATCTGTCATTTATATAATTCATTGTCTTTACTGCTTCACTTTTTGTCTTAATTGACTTAAAGTAGCTAGTGTTTTCCGAATTAATGACCTTCTCAAGTTTACTGTCTTTTTTAACAGTTCCGCTTCCCCTTAAAGCATCGCTTTTCTTTGAAGAATTAAAGTACACCTTCGCAATAAGCTTAGAAACTGGCTTCTCGTTATTTAACCCACTACTTCCACCACGTCCACCCATAAAATCACTCTTTCTGCACTGTCTGCTTAATAACCTGATTCACACCGGTAGCTGACAATCCATTAAACATACCGACTGCAACTGCCGTGATATAATCCGTTGCCGGGAAATCCGGGATAATTCCCATTCCGACTGCTCCGAGAATCCCGCCAGTAATTGCCATGACTACTGGAATCCATTCATCAGAGATTCTTTTTGACGCTTTACAGCCCATTCCTACGATGTAGCAGATCATAACGATTGCTACACATGAGCCTAATGTTGAAATATCCATTATTTATCCTTTCTGGTTGGGACTACGTTTCCGCAACCCATACAATACTTTTTGCCGTTTTTATACTTTACGCACGTGCAGTTGTCTACTTCACAACATTTCTTATCGTTTACTTCGACGTAATCTTTCATATCATTTACACTCCTGCATACAATACTGGTATTCCATCGTCCGTCCTTACTCCCATCAGAAGCGGCAATGCTGTCTTAAGGAGTAAATCATTCGTTTTCTGTACATCCCCAGCGGCGGCATACACCGCACTCCATTCCTTTGCACTCGCTCCAATCTGCTGTGGTGTGGCGTAAGAGATGGATTCACTGCCGGAACTTACAGATGTTACAATGCCTGTTGTGCTACCACCGGACCCGATTGTGGTTGATGTACCACTAACGGCGGCATTGGTAGCATTCTTTTCAGCAAGCTCAATCTGATACATTAATTCAGCTAATAAACAGACCGCCTTTTTGATACGTTTCTGAGAGCGTTCGTTTGCTGGCAGCCCGTCCACCAACCTGTCAAACGTCATTGTGTCCACAAAATCACTGGCTCTTTCCGCCAGTCGTGGGAAGTCGGCTTCTGGCACAACTGAACCGAAATATGAAGTTGTGTAAAATTCATAATCTGCATAAGCCATGCCAGTTACCTCCCGTGATCATCATTTTGCTGTTACAGTTGCGTGTCCGGCACTCAACGCCTTATAGGTACTGTCGCACTCAACCACTGTGATTACCTGTCCTGTTGTTGCGGTAATGTCAGATTTTCCATCCCACGCGCTCCAGTTCTTCACATTCTGTCCGTACTCTACGGAAGTCTCAGATGATGCAACTTTGTATTTATATACATTTCCTGCGCTTACTTTTTCCGGAGTAACAGTCACTTTTGTATCTCCGCTCTTACTTCCTGCTGTGGAGTTTACAGTCAGAGTTCCAAGTGTCTGAGTTGCGTTGATAGTTCCGACAGCAACAGCGTCAATATATTCTGCAAAGAGGGTAAGTCCCATGATTGCGAATGATTCAGACACTGCTGTGTGGTAATTGCCCTGTGTATGGAATCCGATCAGATTTGTTTCACCGGATACAGTATATACAAGACCCGCTCTTGCAAAATCAGATTCGTTCGGATCCACGTAGTAAAGAACGATGTTCTCAACGGGTGTGGCGATTACTGTTCCTCTTGGAATTTCACTGTCAGATAACAGGAAGATTGTATTGAATCCCAGGAAGTCTTTCATGTACTGGAAGCCGAACTGATTCTGAATAGAAATCTCAGCTGCTCCGATATACTCGTACACATCCAGAATGTTTACAAATCCAACAACACCAGTCACATTTCTGTGCATCTGCTTGAATTTGTTTTCTACACGACCCTTAGCCATTGCCAGAGCCATCTGGAAAGTGGTTTCCGTGAATGAGAGAGTACCTGTTTTCAGATAGTTGTAAAATCTTTCAGTAACATTGGTCTGAAGCTGGAAGAGGAATTCATCATCGGTCATCTGAACAGCGTTCTCGTAACCGTGATCCTTGATTGCTTCAATAGATACAGCCTTTGCGTATTTCTCGATAGTCATTTCTGCATAGGGTTTTTCTTTTACAACGAATTTGCTGTAAGGGATTTCCTCACCCTCACCAACATTTCCGTTCTGTAATGTACCTTCTGCATATTTTGATTTAAGAACCGCTCCGGGTGTCTTTTTGATTGGACGCATGATACCAAGGATTTCACGTAAGTGCTGCCAGTTTCTTTCGAATCTGGTAACAAAGTCGATCTCACGTGCCTTTACCTGAATATCATTAGTCATAATAAGATTAGCTTTTGCTGCCATATAAAAAAATCCTTTCTACCCATAATTGTTAAGGTATTGGGTTAGCGGCTATACTCTGGCGTATAGTCGGTGTAAAAAAATCACTGGAATAACTGGATATTCTGAGCAATTGCAGCCTGTCTCTCGGACGGGTCTTTGATCGCTTCAATATCTTTCTTCGTCATGCTTCCCGGTGTCTGTTGCTGTCCAACATGAGTAGTAAACCTTGCCTGATTCTGCTGAGCCTGCTGCTGAGATTCATCTACAAAAGCGGATGCGTCAGACTGCTTCATCTGCTCAATCAGGTCGTTCAGCCCGAGGATTTTACCGTCTTTCAGTTTTAATCCAGCTTCTTTGATGTCTGCCATGACTGATTTCTTTGCAGCCTCACTGGAAAATTTAACATCATCGAGTGCTGCTTTCAGAGCATCTGAGAAATCACGGTCATAGATTTTTGCGTTGAATTCTTTCTCTGCATCTGCCGCTTTCTGTTTCCAAGTCTCTAACTCGGTTTTAACATTTGCCGGGTCGATACCGTCAAAACCTTTCAGGGTCTCTTCTGCTGCTTCAGCACGTTCTTTCCAGTCATCACGTTCTCCCTCGACTTTCGACAGGGTTTTTGCTACTTCCTTAGCATTTTTGTAATGCTCAGAGAGTGCTTTCTTCACATCTGCCTGTTTATCTTCCGGGATTTCGATTCCAAATGATTTTAATGTGTCAATAAGTTTCTGCATATATATCCTCCTGGTCGTGTTTATTGACCTGCCGCCGCAGGTATTGGATTAAGCCAGTTAGACCACTGGCAGGGTAATGGAATGAGAGGACTTGAACCTCTGACGTCAAGAATTCAGCATCTCCGCTCTTCCTACTGAGCTACATTCCACATAACCCGGATTCCCGGGTTAGCAAGGTATTTAACGTGTTATGCCTGCCACGAGTTGTTTCGGATATTTATTTTTTTTAAAAGAAAAGTATAAATAACAAAAACCTTAATCAAGGAGGTGAGCCATCTTGCGTGCCAGACGGCAAATACGCACGACAGGATTCGGACCTGTTTAACTTTCCATTAAAGCGTGCGCACCAGCTACTAAATTAAAGAAAGGAGGATTAAAACGAAAATGTCAAAACAACCGTTTTACTTGTGCTTCCTGCTGCACAATTACATTATAACAGATTTCTTTTAACTACCTCTCTACCACTTTTTGCGTTTTTAAAGCATATCCCGAAGTTTTTCTACGTATCTCTTGACAAGATCGCGTTCCTCCCGGCACTCCGCATCTTTAGACATATCGCTCATTTCTGTTGTGAGCTCGTCCAGATGTTCTTCCAGAGCGGCAAGCATCTTCCTCTTGCAGTCTTCAGACTTGCCGGAACGATAGCTTTGCTTCTGCGTCATATAGTCATCGTAAGCGTCTCGCCCATCAGAGCGACTGTAATGTCCTCTGACATAATGTTCACCACGTCTGGCATAAGAATTGCCCCTGTCGTAATCCGGCATCATTCTGCCATCATTTGCGCTGTATCTCCCCATGCTGTCACGTTTTCTTCCGCGCTCGCTGTAATCGTCATTGTATCCGCTACGCATTTCATCAAGGACAGCGTTGTAATACTCCGCTTTCTTATCCCAGTACTGCGTGTTCTTTATATCTTTGTACATATCAATCAGTTTGTATGTCATTTCCAGATTTCCGGTGGTCAGTCCATTATCAGCGATTTTGGACAGCTCGTCTTCGATTCTTGCGCATAAGTCTTTAATATCTCTCATAATCACACCTCCTACGCTTCTCTAGTCACGACAATATTTGCGTTCGCAACAGAAATAGCCTGATCGCTTGTATTCTCTACTGCGATGTTAACGCAACATCCACGAGGTACATCAATATAAATGCCAGAGGACACATTATTATACTGGTCTACTGCTGCCGGTGTGGAAATCATCTGTGAAGATAATACAGGTTCGCCAGAGATTGCAATAGCCAGAGAAATAGCTCCGACAGTACCGCCCGTTGGAATTGCGATATTACCAGAAAAGTCCACGAAGAATCTAGCTTTACACTGATTGGTTAAACCTCTCAGTGTAATGATTCCGCTTCCCTCTCTGTGCTGAATGCAGTTAGACCCTTTAACTGCTGTGTTTGAAAATACTACGTTTCCATTTGCTGCTACAGTCTGAGCAGCTACATTTGTAAATTCTGCCATAAAAATACTCCTTTCATATCACAAAAGGACAGGTCTCAGCCTGCCCCTCTGTGTAATACGGCATAAGCCGACATCCGAATCGATCGAAAGATACTCTCGATATGAAGTTATCAGCAATTACATCCAGTGTTGCATCCGCATCCGTAATATGTGTTCGGATTAGGAACCTGATATGCCGGAATCGGTGCCGGATTAATCGCATTAATAAGCTGCTGTGTCTGTGAAGCCATTGCAGTTGTGAGAAGTGCGCTCTGGCGGTCCTGAGAAGCAGCGCGTCTGAGATCATTGTTTTCAGCCTGCAAGTTAGAAATTTTTTCATTGCAAAGATAATCAAGAATGGCTCTTGTTCCAGCGTTCTGGCTGTCAATAATGTCTCTTGTGTTGTTGTTCATGGTGTTCTGTAATGCACAGGTGTTCTGCGCCATGTTGTAGTTCACGCCCTGAATAGCTTCCCTGGTTTCGCAACAGCAGTTCGCAAGCTGAGCCTGGAGTGCATTGGCGTTCTGCATATTCGCTACAGTATCGGCATTAATAGCCTGCTGAATGCCGAAGCCAGTCTGCATGATGTTTGTGTTGATTCCATTAAAACCGGTAAGCATACCGTTATTCATGGCATAGAAGCCATCACAGAGACCACTGTTGATTCCGTCAAGTTTGCTGATTACTGCGGAATTATCAAATCCTCTCTGAATATCTGCCTGAGTAGCTGCTGTGGCTACATATCCGCTGCCGTTTCCATTATTGCCCCAGCCGTTGTTTCCCCATCCGAAGAAAGCAAAAATGAATAAAACAATAATCCACCAGCTACCATCTCCACCAAACATGCCGTCATTATTTCTACCATTTCCAGTAGCAGCGGCAATATCTGCTAAGCTATAATTTCCATCCATAATATAATCTCCTTTTTGTGTATTTACATCAATCTGGCCAGATTGTAATGTACTATTTCATTCCTTTCAACATGTGCTGGAATTGTCCTGCCATCTGTTGAACTTGATTGAGCTGCTGTTGAGAAATCTTTCCAGACTGCAACATTTTCTCGACTTCTGCTTTCGGATCTCCCTTAAAATTCTGTTTAAACTGCATAAACTGCTGTATCATCTGCATTGGTCCGTTTCCCTGCGGCGTCCCACCGCCAAGTGCGTTAAATAATGGATTACTCATCTGCATTTCCTCCCTTGGTCGCTGATTCCTGTGCGGTATTAGCCCTAACAGGTTCAGAAAATGAATTTAATCGGTTTATAATAGCTTCGTATTTGCCTTTCAAATCATCGTATTCCTGTCGAGTAACATATTTACTGTCCATGTTCTGAACAGGCTGTTTAGGCGGCATCTGAGAGCCTATCTCGTGGTATTCAAATGTCCGCAGTGGCTGTGGCATACCGGATACATCTGTGGATTTTATGTAGAACTTTTCACTCTCTGAATCCATCAGTAAAACGCTTGTCCCAGGTGCTACCAGATAGGATTTTGCGCCGACTTCGCCGGATACCCACAGGATACCACTATTATTCTGTTGTGGTTGCTGTACTGGTTGAGCTGGAATCTGGACAGGCTGTTGCTGAAACTGGTTCATCTGCCCAGGAACACCAAAACTATATTGATAAGGATTGTTATATAATGCCATCTTATACACCGCCTTTCTGATTATATTTTTACATAAAAAAAGAACCGGAAACAGGTCGTTTCTGGCTCTAATTAGTATCCAAAAAGTATCAACACACTTTAATTATTTTATTGTTCACCCTCCGGCTTAATCGCTTCGCTGTAGATACACTCACGTTCATTTGCTCAGCGCAGTATTCAAGAGTGCGCTCCTGACATCTCAGCCGGAACAGTCTTTCTTCGTCCGGCGTAAAATTGCACTCTGTCAAGAACCTGTCTATATCTTTCTTTGTGAACACATATAATTTCATGAGCATACCCCTTACTAATGCTAACGTTGATTCTGCGCAAGATAATTTGTAAGCTTCTGTTTTGTTTTTTTTAATTCCTCGACGTTATTCCCGCTGATCTGACTGTCCAACATTGTTGACAATACTTCCAGAATTAATGAGTCTCGTTCTGCGATTCTCCGAAGACTTTCATAATCTCGTCTATCATGTTCTTCCAGTGTCTCTACTCGCTTATTAAGTCGGAATGCCGGGGTAATCCATTTAAAGATTACGGCTGCCGCCCCTCCGACAATGGACACCCCTCCGCAGATAGAGAGGAAAATCTGTACAAATTCTGATATGTTCATTTAGCTACTCCTTTTCCCAGTAATATACCGGGACCTCATTACCACTATCCCATGTATCGTAATATTTGCCATTCTGTACCGTCACTACATGGCCATCTATGCATAAAATGTATGTACCTGTCGGATGGTCTGTACAAAAGTCGTTGACTGTATAGATATATCGTTCTGACTGTTCTATCAGCTTACGTCTGTATCCATGCTTATAAAGATACGCTCCCCAGACATAATTTGCACTTGGCATATCTGACAGAGCGCATGCCTGTATCATTAATCCGGTAAAAACCGTTTCCCAATCAAGCCCGGTTGCCTTACATATTGCCCGGACAACGCAATCTCCCGTTCTCTTGTCCTTAACAGGATTAGGATTGAAATATTCCCATCTGTCCATCAGTCAATCCCCTTTGCTGTTTTATATCTCTTTGCCGCTCCTCTGGATTTTGCAGCATTCTGGCGGTTCCATTTAGCAATCATGAGTCGGTCTTGCAGCTCTCTTAGATCATTGTCTTTGCAGTAATCTTTGTATGCAGCATTTTGTTTCTGCAAAAGATAAGACTTCCGGTCAAGGTCTTGCTGTAATGCGAATTTTGCCTGTTCGTCTTTGCAGTTATCAACCGCCGCTTGCATTCCAAGGACTTCACGCTTTGTTTTTCGGATTCTTCGCTCATAAGTGCGCTGTCGCTGTTCTTTTTCGTACTGTTTACCTTTGTTGGCTTTGTCCTGCGCTGATAGTTCTGTATAGGGATTAAATTCTCCATCACTGGCTCCAAAACTATGCCGACAGTTGACCCCTGACAATCCACTCGCCGTTCCATATCCGGTCAATGAGAACGGTGGAAATTTCTTGCTCTTGCCAGAACGAGAGTATATCTTGCCTTGCCACCATGAGTGGTTTCCGGGATTCTCACCGCCGTCACCTGTTCTGGCTCCCATGTGAGCACTGACCAGAACTAAATCCCAGTTCATTTCTTCCATGCGTTTTAGAGATATATCTCCCGTAGCCTGAGCCACGCCGGTCCTGACAGAACGTGCTACTGCTGTTTCAATCGTGTCTTTTCTGCCAGATGGATATGTGACAGTAACACCATCACTCACAACGTTATTAACCACCTCTTTGATGGCTTGCGTATATCCAACCGTCCCAGTAATTACATGATTATATGCAAGGTCGCATTGCTCAATATAAAGCCTCTGAGCGGCACTTGCGGTTGTCCTTGTGAAGTTCTTCCACTCTCCCATAGTCGCAAGCATATTTCGCTCCATGAGTCTTATCATAGCTGGCGACTGTTCGAGCGGTACAGGGCTTAATCCTGCCGCCTTGTATACCTTGTCATCATAGTTCATTGCAGTGATTCCGGCATCTTCAAACGCTTCAAGAAGTTCCTGCTGTTCGCGTTTGGTGTATTTGGATAATTCTGCCAGAATGTCTTCTAACAGTTCACCAGATTCCTGTAGCGTTCTGATTCTCCACGCATCGGCATTGGTCAGAATATAATCATCACCTCTGCCGATTCTTGCCATCATTCTCGACACAATCTCAGAGATGATGTACTGATGCAGTTCTTCTGCTATCTGTTCACTGCCCTCTGTTATCCGGCGTAAATATTCTGGGCTTAACATAACTATTCATCTCCAAACAATTTTGGCTCGTCTGGCTGAGCTTCTTTGACCATTGCTTTCGCTTCTTCCTCAGTCATTCCCTCGAATTTTACAAAATACAACCATGCCGGTACTTTATTCGTAGTAACATACTGCCACCATCTTGCACGGTCGTTTTCTCTGACATAGAGGATGTCTCCGAAATCATAATTGACTTCATAAGCCCCAACCGGTGCAAGCCCGTACAAATCAGCATAAACGTTCAATGCGTAAATAACTTCATCTAGGCAAGACTCTAACTTATCCCTCACATCTTTGATGAATTGGACTGTCCTCTGCTGTTCCGCTTCTACTCCCGTAGCTGTCTGAATGCCGCTAGATTCGTTGAAAACAAAGTACCCGTTGGAGAATCCAATCTTGTACCCTAACTGGCTTAAAATGGCGTTTATGCCGGCTATACGGGTATCTGTGTTTAGAATCGGATTGATTTCCTTGTAAAACTCTTTTTCATCCTGTCCGAATACATTCTTTACATAATCTGGTAAACTCATTTCTGAGCATCTGTGTTCCATTGCCTGTGGTGTCATAGCGGAAACAGGCGAGCCGCTTGGCATCAGCAGCCGGTCATCTGCCAGAACAGTCCTCTTAGAATCAAGAATTTCTTTTGCATTACGGCTGTATGCAATGTCCAGGTCTTTTAACTCCTCAATGGCTTCGGCAAATATTGGCAAACCCAATGGTGCGTTAATATCCACGTTATTCGCCTGCGGTGTCCGCAGTACTCCGTACAGAGGTCCATCCAGTTTCTCCCCGTTTGCCTTGAGTATCGGTGGTGTATCTGCCATTAGGTCAGCCCACTTTGTCTGTTTAAGGTCGATTCTGTCGCCGATTGACTGAGGGGATTTTGATACGTAGGCTCTATTTGAAACATAGTACGGATAGGTTGTCACTCCGTCCACAGTGGTCTCAACAAACCTGTGATATTCAAGCCTTGTGTAGTATTTCCGTCCAACTGTATAAGAATCTTTGAATATAATCCCTTTGATTTCCTGATTATCGTAATCCACAATCATCACGTCTGCCGGAGTAAATACGTCAAGGCCTTCACCATTTGGTTTGATAAATACTGTTCCATAAGCACAGCCATACTCTACCCAGTGCCGAATCTGGAAGTATACCTTGTCAATCTGCTCCTGTAACCATGTTGCCCTTGCAGAACCATCTATCTGAATGCCAATCGCCAGTGTTGTAAGTCTGGCAGTCTCAGAACACACAGATTTAGCAAAATTAATCGTCTTGATGTTATTCTTGTCATCTAACCATTCCGGCACGCCCCTATAGATGTTCGCACACCGGTTAATCAGTGATTCCATCTCCGGGAATTCTGCCGCCTGGATATTAAAGTCCTCTTCGGCTTGCTTTTTGAATATCATGTTAAACCACCTTTTTAGTGTTGTTATAAGTCCCATTATGCACTCACGCCCCAGTATTTTATCTCGCCCTGCCTACGTGCTTCTGCTGCTTCTTCAAGCGTGTCATGCCTGCCTAGATCAACTTTTTTATTATCTACATAGATTATTGCTCTATATTTCCCTCTGTCCATGGAAACACCAGTAACACCAGTTGAATTTATTTTTTCCATTCTTTTGTTTCTTGCCTGCTGAGTCCATGTTGCCCATCTGCAATTTTCTGTCGAATAGTCCGAATTTGTGTCTATTCTATCAATACTCAAATTATCAGCATATCCATTTTCTAATGCCCATAGAACAAACGCTTCTGAACTTTTATTCCATTCTTTGCAAACCTTTATTCCTCTTCCGCCATAGTCTTCATAATCTTTGTCATTGGGGTTATTGCATCTCTGACGAATTCCCTGCCAGATTTTATATATTCGTCTATATTTTAGACTGTACCCTCTTTTAAGCATTATTCCCTCTTCTCCTCCACAATGATTCTGTTGCGTATCTACAGGCATCGATTAAATGGTTATTCTCATCAGGATATCCGCTTATAACGTTTCCGTCTTTATCTCTTTCGTATTCGTATTCCGAAAACTCTTTATAAGCATTAGGCGTTCTCTTAGGGTCAATAACAATAGTTCTTGTTTGAAGCCATTTCATAGAATATTCCACACTCCCAGGTCCTTTTATTGCGCCCCTTGACGGGAGTCCAAAATCTCTATAATCATTGATTGATTTAGGTTCAGCAGAATCGCAAGTAATAGTATAATCATCATATTTTCTTTTTAGAATCTCGTCTGCTGATTTCCTATTGCTCCATTTATTTTCGTAAATTTCATCAATGAGATATATCTTTTCAGTGCTATGATTGTAATACAAACGAATAAAAGCATACGGATCAGGGAAAAATCCCCAGTCACACCCCTGAAATATTTTGTCCATGTGACTGATCTCTTCATCTGTAATATCTCTGATTTCCAGATATTCAAATACGTTTCCGCCGTCACCATTTGGAACACCCAGGTATTCATGTTCATAGGCTTCTGGATTGATTTCTTTCAGATGTGCTGCATCGTCAATAAACTTCTGTCCGAGCCACTCCGCCGGGGCTTCCAGATAACTTGAATGATGGATAACTCTTTTCGGGTTAGGTATGAGCTTAATCCTGTTTACCCAGTTTGATTTTGATTTTGGCGGGTTATACGATGAAAAATCATAGGATTCATCGCCGCCACGAAGCACTGACTGATTAACAGAACGTTCCTGAGCATCTCCCTTCATTTGATCTTTTTCTTCTTTCCAGAGGATTCCGATATACCCAAACTCCGGCTTAATAGATTTTAGCTTGGTTTCATCGTCCAGACCACGGAAGTATATTGTCTGTCCAGTCTTAATATACTTGATCTCAAGTGGCGACACCTTGCATTCAAATTCTTCCATCAATCCCAGTTCGTTGATAGCCCATTTCATGTTAGCATATACAGAATCTTTCAGAGTACCAGCCACCTGTCTTGTAATGCAGGCGTGCATCTGAGGATTATTCTTGATAAGCTCAACAATTTTAAAAGCTACGAATGAGGATTTTAGACCGCCTCGACCGCCCTCAAATACATATTCAATGTTGGGCTTAATCTGTCGGTTAATATCCACGAATGCCTTGCCAAGTACTCTGGCAGGAAGTTCATATTTGCTTTCATCTGATTTTGATACAGCTACCAACTGTTCCCATTTGTCCACCGCCTGCATATTTCCTTTAATAGCTTTATCGTATACAGCAGCTACAATACAGGCATTATTATTTGCATCCTCATCAGATATTCCCATCTTTGTGAGTTTCTTTTTCGCAGCAGTCGGGGCAGGATTCTCAGCTATCATTTTTGCTAATTCAGAAAGAGTCTTTTTTTGACGGCGTGCTTGACCTGATGCAATACCACCTTTTTTTGCAATTCTCGCCTGCTCCTCGCCTGCTCGAAACTGTGTGGCCACCCCATTATTTAAATTCTGATCATTTGCCATTCTATCAACATCCAATCATATCCTTTCTGAATTAAAATCCCCTAGCATAGCTATAGTTATATACACTATAATACCATACTAGGGTTAACTACCTCTATACCACTTTTAGTTTTTATCAATTTTATAATCTTCCGGTCAATTTTGCCAAGTGATAATATTCTGCCATGATCCTGCGCTTGTATCCGTAGAAATCATTTTCAGATACCGGCATATCTCGGAATCGTTCCATTGTCCGGTATCCTATGCAGTTTACTATGCTGTCGTATATCTGTGTTTCTATGCCTGGTGCATATTTGATTGATACTTGCAGAAGATTATATTTGTCATTCTCGTCAAGGTGTCTGAAATGACTTTGAAGCGCCGGTATATCATCCGGCGGCACTCCATAGTCGGTTAGTGTAGCTTTTCTAAGATTCATTTATTTCACCTTCTTCATTCAAACTCCAGTCGCATGGCATGCCTCGAAAACATTCTGGACAGTGTTCGTAGAATCCGCAGCCTTTGCAATCCGCTGGCTGTCCAGTACAATATTGCTGTAGTACGTGGTATGCTGATATAGCAAGGTTTGGCGTTATGTCTGGTGTAGGTTTGCTATTCATTTCTTCATCTCCTCCAACTTTTTCTCAGCTTCTTCACGGGTGAGAAATACGTTTTCGCCAATTCTATAGCTAAAAAATATTCTTTCACGCAAATTATCATCTATACAATAAAACCTTTTTACGTGGTCGTTTATAGATATTTTAATAATTGTATTCTCGGCAATTGTTTTATTACTGTAATTAACACTATATAATGTTCCATTAAGCTTACACGGCAATCTCACAAGCAAGCCCTGTTCCTCTAAGTTTTTATATTCTTCCCATTTATCCGCTTCTTCATAAGTCAAAATTCTTGCGTTTACGGGATGTTTCTTATCTGGCTCAGAAAGTTTCATTTCCAGAGTGTCAATTACATCAGCAAGAGAAAATGTAGATTCTTCTCCGAATATTTTATGTAGACGTTCTTCTAACTCTTTATAAGACTTCAATTCTTCCAATAGTTCTGCGACATCTTTTAACCAAGATAACCTCCCATATTCAAAGCAACGGCCGTAAGTATTTTGATGATACGGACAACCAACAGCATCTTTACCGCTGATATAATCTTTTAAATATTCGCCAGCTTCACATAAAATGCGTTTATGCTTTTCATCCTCTATATGCATAAAGTTTTCGTGATCTGCATAACAATCGCCATCGGCATCTTGGCTGGCAACGCATTTAAGGGCTTTTATCATATCGTCAATTATTATCTTTTCCATCATTCCACCTCTTTCAACTTCTCTACCGCCAACTTCAGCGATTCTACAAATTCATCATTCAACGCTGTGCGGTCTGGATTCTCGATAAATTTTTCAATATCTTCAATTGCTTTCTCTTTAGGCGTAAGAACTGTCGCTTTTCCTGCTTTCGCAATTTCAAGAAGTTCATCAATGTCATCTTTCCAGTTGCAGACATTACACAAACTACGGTTACACTTAGTGTTCGTGAAGTACAATACGCATTCTGAACAATCTCCGTTGCAATTGCTTATATCTGCAATACGATTAGCAAACTCTCTTGCCGTCATTTCTTTTGTCCCGAAGAGTTCTGAAGCTTCGTAGAAAGCATCACACTCTACTCCGATACGTACGCTGTGCACCACATCTTTGTTATTACAAAATTTTAAAATATCTGGAAAATGTTGTCCTGGTAATGGTTTACAATTGCCTTTCGAATACCAATGAAATTCCTGCTTCTCAGCTTCTTTGAGAAGCATTTCATTTTCTTCTTCTGTCTTAACCAAGATACATGTATTTCTTAAATCAACCATCTGCGTTTCCTCCTTTAATTTTGCTAATACAAGTGTTCCAACCTCGAATCCATGCAAAACTAAGTTTACTTCTCCAATATTCCTCTTCTTTCTCCTCCGGCAATGGCTTCAATGGACACCATCCGGGGATTGCATCATTGTTTGGAACTCTTCTGTCACCCATCGCTCTGCACCAAAATCCGCTTATAAATTTACATTTTCCGCAATTCTATGGTGTGTCAATCACTAATACTGATTTACCCATCTTCTCTTACCTCTTTTCTGCAAGAATGCTCCATATTGTGAAGGACTAATGATAGTGTCTTTTTTCTCTTGTAGCCTGACAATATCCAAGCCTTCCGTTCTTTTTGTTTTCTTCTCTTGTAAACATAGTAGAAATGTCTTTGCCTTTACTCACTCGCTTCACTTCCTCTCAACATCAGACTTAAAGTATTATATCCCGGACAAGTTCTGACTCCGTTTCTGGTATCTCTTAATAATGCACAATAAGGATATAATGCCACGACCTCATAGACGTGTTCTGTGTCATCTTCGCCACGCTGGTCGATGTATTTGAAACACTTTCCCGGTCTGAGGAAGTACCTTGCACATACATACGCTTTTGTTCCAAATCTTACACTTGCGCTACTCATTCAACTCCACCACCTTTCACGATTTCAACTGCTTCATTCAGGCATTGGGCTGTATACCAATCGTCACCCGATTCTGAACATTTATCTTCGATTAACATTTCCAACTGTTGAACAACTTCATCCACATCAAAAGCTGTCAGCTGTTCATTGACACAATCAATAAACTCTTTCTGTTCAGAACTAATACTTGTGCCAATTTCCCAAATTTTGATGTATTTAATTAATTCGTCCGCATCAATCAGTCTGCTCAGTGAATTACTCATGACTAAAGTCACGAGCTTCCTGCTTCTACGTCCTCGTAACCTACTAACTCCGCAGGCGTAAATTCCGGTCAAACCAACCGTACTCGTTATATCTAAGCCGTTTCTAGCAACCTTAACCCCTCGTTAAGAATATTGATCGCAGCATTTATATCTCGATCATGTTTTGTTCCGCATTCAGGACAAATCCACTCTCTGACAGATAAATCTTTGGTATCCTTATTAACATAACCACATATATTACAAGTCTGACTTGACGGTACATATCTACCGATTTTGATGTATGTACGTTCATTCCATTCTGCTTTATATGTAAGTTGTCTTGTCAATTCATACCATCCACAATCTGAAATAGCTTTAGCAAGATTATGATTCTTAACCATATTTGATACCGCCAAATCTTCACTAACTATCACTTGGTTTTCGCTGATAAGTTGATGTGAGATTTTATGCAAATGATCAATTCTGGTGTTGTGGATTTTCTCATGTATTCTTGCTACTTTAATTCTCTGTTTATTCCAATTCTTGCTACCTTTTGCTTTATGAGAAAGTCTACGCTGTTCCTTAGCAAGCTTCTTCTCATATTTCTTGGTTAGCTTGAGATTATCAATTTTCTCTCCATCAGAAGTGATAAGCAAATCTTTAATGCCTAAGTCAATACCAACCTTGTTGTCTATATACTTCATCGGAATCTGTTCAGTTTCCACAAGAACTGAAATGAAATATTTACCAGATGGAGCCTGTGAAATAATGGCTGATTTAATCTTTCCAATGAATTCACGATGAATTTTCGCTTTGACCCATTTTAATTTCGGAAGCTTGATTTCGTTTTTCTCAAAATAAACTTCGATGTTTCCGTTGGTATAGTTTGTCTTATATGACTTTCTATTATCTCGCTTGCTCTTGAATTTCGGATAACCTGCGTGTTCCTTAAAGAATTTCTGATAAGCAGCATCCATGTTGATGATTGCGTTATCAAGTGCAAACTTATCCACTTCTTTGAGCCATTCGTAGTTAACTTTCAGAGTTTTGTTCTTCCAGTTATTACAGTCAATTTTGCTCATTGATTCTTTCTTAGTTTCATACATTTCTTTCCGATGAGCTAATGTCTGATTATAAACGAATCGACAGCATCCAAATGTCTTCTGAATCAGAATTTCCTGTTTCTTATTGGGATACAATCTGTATTTATAAGCTTTAAACATTTCTTATCACCTCCCTCTGTTTATATTATATAACCGTTATATAACTATGTCAAGGAAAGTTATATAACTTGACTATAACCTTTCTATATGCTATTATTCTCTTAAACGGAGGTGATAACATGGCTATAGGTAAAGATAAAACTGGTGTTCTTGTTAATATGAGCAGAGAAACCAAAGCAAAACTGGAAGAACTTGCTAAGAAAGATGGTCGTTCTATGACTAATCTCATTAACAAAATTCTCTCAGACTATCTCAAGGATAAATAGGTTATATACATGGATTCGCTAACTCACGACTGAAGTCACGAGAATGCACGAATCCTATTTTTCAAACTGATTAAGTTCAAACTCCATATCTCTTATCAAAACAAATTTCTCTGCCAGTTCATTTTCTTTTCTGGCATTTTCATCGTATTCGTAAAACTTTTCGCTTTTTCCATGTTCTTTATACATATCTGTTTCGATCTTGGTTCTTTTTGGAGTGATTCTTGTAATCTTAGCCGGAATAATTTTTCTATGTCGGAACGTCGATAACCACCCGCAATTCACCGTTCTGGCAATTCCAACGGTATCTCCTACCTTTAAATCGTCTCTGCTGATTTCTTTTAACTTAATTTTCATTTCTCGTCCTACTTTCATTTAGCCAAATGCTACCTGCCCGTTATTCTGCATGACTTTTTATTTCTCCTGAAAAGCTTAATTCAATTCCCAGTTCTTCCTTGATAGCCTGTACATAATCAATCCATTCAGCCAAACCCTGGTCGATATAGTCCGAAACTTTGTCCATGCCCGCCATGAACTTCTGGCATCTTTTCTGACCAAATCCAAATTCATCATGCAGAACAGCTATCGCCATGATCACGCAGCATTCAGATACAAGCTGTTTGATCTTCTCAGATGCTTTGTCCAGATCCTTTCTTGCCAGGGAAGTATGTATTCCTGTTACTCCCCTGAATCTGCATTCCTTTTCGAGGGCTTCAAGACCGCCCTCTCTGGTGATTCGTCTAGCAAGGTCAAGACCATCTTCCCTGCCACGTTCATATTCACGCATTTTGTTCATTTCTTCACCTTCCTGAACCCGTATCCTGTCGGAGCATAGGCTCTATCAGTACTCGGGTGTGCTGTTTTAAGCAACCCATCATCAATAAGCTGGTTTAAATGTCTCCAGATGGTAGCTCTGCTTGCGTCTACCTTCTCGCAAATCTCGCTGACCGATGGTGCGTATCCAACAAGTTTAAAGTAGCTTACTACATACATGTAGATTTCTTTTCTAAGAGCCTGTCCCTGCTCGTATTTGTTCTTAGTGTTGTACATTCTTTCTCACTTCTCTCTGCTTGAAATCTAATAACTTATTAAAAGCAACTAGACAACTCTTAATAAACTGTTTATCATTATCATCAGGACACATTTCCGCATACTCTCCAAGCTCTATCAGACGATCAGTAGCCTGCTTGGAATATTCGTCTGTAAGTTCGGCTGAATAGAAATCTTTTATAGTTTTCCAAAATTCAGTCATAAACCTTTGAATAT